ACCTAAAGCAAAATTACATATTGATAAAGAATATTATGGAAAAGAAAGTACTCTTAGAAGTGGTACCACCCAAAGTACTAACAATCCTGCTAGTATTATTAATAATCATACTTGTTTTGCTACCAGTTACCAACATAATTATTATAAAATTGCACAACTTACTTCACAAAATAATGAATGTTATGGTGCACTTAATATTAGGGGTGCTATTATGGATAAATCATTTGGAGAAACCTCTAGCGGTAACAATCACGGATTTTCTGAAAATTTTTCACAGTTTGATATTACTATTATGGTTTCTCATCCTGATACTACAGATGGTAATCAACCACAAATTTATATGATCGGTACTGTTAATGGTAGTGTAATGGATATTAATGATACTACTGGTGGTGGATGTATCTCAAATGATATTATTGTTTCTACAAATTCCCACAGTAATGTCTACCCAAAAGCTGTCGTTTTGTGTCTAAAATCTAATAATATTTGTAATATTCAAATTACGTCTACTGGATATAATTATAACGGTAACGATTGTTTTACTATTGATTATGATGGTATTAGATATGGTTCAGGTACTCCCATAGTTTCAGCATATGCTGAATGGCAATTCGATAACATAGTTCGTTTATCAGATCCAAAAAAAAATAATATTATTTACAATACACCACATGGTCTTGGTATTGGTACCAATAAACCTTATCCTACGTTTGAATTAGACATCAGCGGCGATATTAATACAACTAACTTACCTTGGACAAAAATGTTTTCATTTTATAGTAATAATAATCAACAAATTGATTTAAATTTTGATACTGAAGGAGCATACAACAATTATTATATAGATATCACATATATTGCAACTGCTAGTAATACTAGCGGTAATACTGTTATGAATAATACATATGTTATTATGGAATATAATACTGATGTTAGTGCAACATTAATTAATTCTGTAAGTAGAGGATATTCAAGTGGATATTCTAATATGGCAGTAAGTTGGATTTCTGAAGGAGCAGTTAACACTGGTAAAATTCAAATATTACTTAGGCCAATATCTGGATATACTATGTCAGTAGATGGAAAAGTATATGTTAAATTATACACCGAACATCTAGATAGATATCCTATTAGTACTACAATTACAGATAAGGGCAGTAATTATTTTATTATTGAAAACTTATTGGATAATTCAACGGCGTTAAAACAAAGTCTCTCAGGAAAAATAGGTATTGGAACTACTAATCCACAAGATAATTTAGATGTCGATCGTACTATTCATTTAAGTACAAGTAGCAGATATAACGCTATTCAAAACTCTACATATAGTTTTATATTGAACGGGTCTAATGCTAGCTTAAATGATATTAGAAATAATGTTTCACTAACTGTATCTAGTGGAATGTCCGTAACTAATAGTGGTTTAATCTTTTCAGCCAGTAATTTTCATCATGCTGAAATACCAAGTAGTATAATGGATTTAGGAACTAATAATTTTACAATTAGTTTATGGTTTTCTTTGAATAGTAGTGCAAATAATAAAGTTTTGTTTAGTATTAAAGACTTTTTTTACTTATTGATAAAAAATAATAACGAATTATGGTATCAGTATCCTTACACCGGTGGTGTAACCTTATCTTCATCGGCAGCAGCAACACTTGATTATAATACTATTTATAATGTTGTTATAACACGCTATAATTCAGGTTCTACCTCATATGTATCTCTTTATTTTGATGGTACTCAGCCCCATAGTGCATACGACACAAACAACGTAAGCATTTCAACATATGATGGTGAGATTTCTCCCGCCAATTATCTTAATATCACTCTATATCGCCTTGACATATGGAAAAATACAGGATTTACAAATGTAGACCATATTTACAACGCTGGATATACAGATTCACTTATTTATGGTTCAATTGAAGGTGCTATTCACGATGAATCCAAATTTGGAAAATTATCGTTTAAAACCTCAACCGATGGCACATTAACCAATTTAAATGACAGAATGACTATTTTAGATAACGGTAATGTTGGCATCGGTCTTGATTTACCAACCAAAAAATTACATGTCTCAAACGACGCACTTATCAGTACTCTAACTGTTGGACGTGGAAAATATGAAAGGCCTGAAAACACAGCTTTGGGAGTTAATACATTAAATAATATTGCGTATAGTAATAGTTCAGCTAGATACAATACTGCAATCGGTTATGAAGCTTTAAAATCAGCTACTGGTGCTGAAAATTATTATTATTTTTATGGTTATAATTATCCATCATCAAATAATACAGCTGTTGGTTATAAATCATTAACTAATGCTAACGATGTTTACACGGGCTGTATTAATAATACAGCTGTTGGTTCTCTAAGTTTATTATCTTCTACGACGGGTAGTAATAATACAGCTGTTGGTTACGAATCTCTAACGAGTAGTTATACAGCTTCGTTATGTACTGCTCTTGGTTATAAAGCACTTAATAAATGTACATCTAACGGTAATATTGGGATTGGCAGTTTTGCAGGCTCCACTCCTTATAAAGAAGTAACGAGTGGATACTATAATTTATTTTTAGGATATAGTACGGCTTTCATATCTTCTACGCAACATAACTATTCTACAGCTATTGGATATATGTGTCGTGTAAGTAAAAGTTACCAAATTGTGTTAGGTGGTTCCGCCAATCCTGGTAACAGTAGTTATCCTTATCCTGACGTTTACATTCCAGGAAAATTAGGAATTGCAACGGAATATCCCCAATCAAAACTTGATATTGAAGGTTCTATTAGAATTGGTTCAACTTATTCTGGAAATTCTAGTATTACTACAGATCCTACTGATGGTATGATTGTTGAAGGGAGTGTTGGTATTGGAACAAATGATCCCAAATCAAAACTTGATGTTGAAGGTAGTGTGGCAATTGGTTCAACTTATTCTGGAACATCTGCTGCTCCTACTGATGGCATGATTGTTGAAGGAAAAGTTGGTATTGGAACGAATGATCCCAAATCAAAACTTGATGTTGAAGGTAGTGTGGCAATTGGTTCATCTTATTCTGGAACGTCAGCTGCTCCTACTGATGGCATGATTGTTGAAGGGAGTGTTGGTATTGGAACGAATGATCCCAAATCAAAACTGGATGTTGAAGGTAATGTGGCAATTGGTTCATCTTATTCTGGAACATCTGCTGCTCCTACTAATGGCATGATTGTTGAAGGAAGTGTTGGTATTGGAATAAATGATCCCAAATCAAAACTGGATGTTGAAGGTAGTGTGGCAATTGGTTCATCTTATTCTGGAACGTCAGCTGCTCCTACTGATGGCATGATTGTTGAAGGAAAAGTTGGTATTGGAACGAATGTTCCCCAATCAAAACTTGATATTGAAGGTTCTATTAGAATTGGTTCAACATATTCTGGAAATTCTAGTATTACTACAGATCCTACTAATGGTATGATTGTTGAAGGGAATATTGGTATTGGAACGAGTGATCCCAAATCAAAACTTGATGTTCAAGGTAGTGTGGCAATTGGTTCAACTTATTCTGGAACGTCAGCTGCTCCTACTGATGGCATGATTGTTGAAGGAAAAGTTGGTATTGGAACGAATGATCCCAAATCAAAACTGGATGTTGAAGGTAGTGTGGCAATTGGTTCAAATTATTCTGGAACGTCAGCTGCTCCTACTGATGGCATGATTGTTGAAGGGAGTGTTGGTATTGGAACAAATGATCCAAAATCAAAACTTGATATTGAAGGTAGTGTGGCAATTGGTTCATCTTATTCTGGAACGTCAGCTGCTCCTACTGATGGTATGATTGTTGAAGGAAAAGTTGGTATTGGAACGAATGTTCCCCAATCAAAACTTGATATTGAAGGTTCTATTAGAATTGGTTCAACTTATTCTGGAAATTCTAGTATTACTACAGATCCTACTAATGGTATGATTGTTGAAGGGAGTGTTGGTATTGGAACGAGTGATCCCAAATCAAAACTTGATGTTGAAGGTAGTGTGGCAATTGGTTCATCTTATTCTGGAACGTCAGCTGCTCCTAGTAATGGTATGATTGTTGAAGGGAGTGTTGGTATTGGAACGAATGATCCCAAATCAAAACTTGATGTTGAAGGTAGTGTGGCAATTGGTTCATCTTATTCTGGAACATCTGCTGCTCCTACTGATGGTATGATTGTTGAAGGGAGTGTTGGTATTGGAACAAATGCTCCAAAAGCAGCATTACAAGTATTTAATAATAATGGTGCAACTATATCTTCAGCAATAGCCACAGGTATTAGAACTGCTACATTAAGATTAGGTACTCCATACCAATTAAATCATGACGCTTATTGTGCTAAGATTACCTCTACTAATGACCAAAGTAATGATTACAAATCAGATTTAAGATTTTATACTTCTGTTGGTAATAATGCATCAGCAACAGAAAGAATGTGTATTTCAAATACCGGTAATGTCGGTATTGGAACGAATAATCCAGAATCGCCATTACAAGTAATAGCTAGTAGTAATGGCACACCTAATAACAATGGTATAGATATAAGAAATTTATCAAATTCTGCTAACAATCATGCAGCTTTATCTTTAAGAACAGCAGGGTCAAATGGTGGTAATCCATATATAACCTTTGACATAATTAATGAAGCTGGATGGTGCGCAGGTGCAGATAATGCGGATAATAGTTTTAAAATAACCAATGTGTGGGATGGTCTAGCTACAGGTACAACTACAAGTAATCTTACTGATACGACAAAATTTATGATTGACAACTCTACTGGCAATGTTGGTATTGGAACTGGATCAAGTACCCCTTCTGAAAAATTACATGTACTTGGCAATACAAGACTTCAAGGTATTGTGTATATTGGTGCAAATAATCCAGGTGGTGGAGATAATGACGCAGCATATTTGAGATATCACGTCCACAGCGGCGAGACAACCGAGTTACAACTAGTTTGTACTAATGATGCAGCTGATGATATTGGTCTTTATCCAGGTAATACTATTGGTGGTTTAAGTGGGGGTATTGGTGAAGTTAATTGTTATGGAAAAGTAAATGCACCTTCTTTCAACGCAACATCTGATATAAGACATAAAGAAAATATAGTTGAACTCAAAAATTCACTCGAAAAAATAACATCACTTCGTGCTGTTAATTACAATTTAAAAGAAACACCAAATGTTAAAGCTGCTGGTTTAATAGCACAAGAAGTAGATGAAATTATTCCAGAAGCAATTAGCAAAAAAAAAGAGGATAAATGGACACTTGACTACAATACAATAACAGGATACCTTGTAGATTGTATAAAAGAACTAAAAAAAGAAAATGATGAATTAAAAGAAGATATCAAACGAAAGGGAGATGTAATTGTAAAATTACATAGCGATGTATCGAGTATAAAGGATATATTAAAAATAAGATATTAAATAGTATAAAATGATAACAACATATAGTATATGGAGAATAGTCAAGAAAAGCCAATATATCTAGAAAATAAAAATAAACATGAAAGAGATAAGCGAATTATATTTTATGAACCAACACATACCTATACGATTGATGGTGATTCAAATTACACATCTGTTACTACTTATGTACATAAACATTTTGAAAAATTTGATGCAGATAAAGTGATAGATAACATGATGAAGTCAAAAAAATGGACAGAAAATAAATATTATGGTTGTACACGTGAAGAGATAAAAAAACTATGGGATAATAATCGTGATACAGCAGCAGCTGAGGGTACGAAATTACATTATGATATCGAATGTTATTACAATAAAATTCCAAATGAGAATGAAAGTGTAGAGTATAGTTATTTTAAAAATTTTCTTGAAAAATATCAAGATTTGACGCCATATAGAACAGAATGGACAGTATTTCACGAAGAGTTAAAATTAGCTGGTTCAATTGATATGATTTTTGAAAATGATGATGGGACTCTTCAAATATATGACTGGAAAAGATGTAAAGAAATATCAAAAAGCAGTTCATGGAATAAATTTTCAACAACAGAATGTCTAGAACATTTACCAGATACAAATTATTGGCACTATTCATTACAATTAAATATTTACAAGTATATTCTGGAAAAGAAGTACAATAAAAAAGTTACAGGACTATATTTAGTATGTCTACACCCAGAAAAAAAAAATTTCGAGAGAATTCAAGTAAATAGTTTAGAAAATGAGTTAAATGAATTATTTGATTTGAGAGAAAAAAATATTAATATGTAAAATCATATAAATTTATATTATAAATATTTATATGAATTTGCTTAATTTCCCCATACTATCATTTATTATAATGAAATTAGTATATTTATATGATTTGTTTTACAAATACATATATGATGAAAAGGATAAAATAACTAATATAAAGATAGATCCAATTGAAGATTACTTGAATAAATACAAAATAAAGTTAGAGAATTTAGAAATAAAAGAACATGATAATCAATCATTAAATAAATTGCGAAATAATATATTATATGAGACAACACCATACGGTAATATATTAATGTTTTATGATAATGAATATAAAAAATTTAATTATTATTCGAATAAAATATTACCATATAATTATCTGGAAACTGCATGTAGACGATACGTTATAAATTTCAACTGTAAAATGTTGTATGTAGATATTAATAAAGAGTTTAATAATGTTAAAAATAAAAAAAAGAATGAGGAAATAAATAACACAGAAAATATAAAAAACGATAAAAAATGTAGTGATAATAAATTATATCTACAACCCAAATCATATAACAAACCTAAAAAACCTAAATCACGTGCTACTATAGATGAAAACAAAAGTAAAATAATAGATTTCAAATATTGTGGCAGAATAATAGATTTCAATTTTTTAAAAAAAGATGTTACTAGTATAAAAAACATTAAAATAAAAAATATTTCATTTAGTGAATTTAAAAAACGAAGTAATATATAAGTATGAAAAATAAAAAAAATAAGACAAATAAAAAGAGAATATCAAAGGGAGGAGGAGGATTTGGAGATACCAATATTAATCCTTCTAAATCTAGTAAAGTTGTGTTTGATGGACTAGATTTAACTTTTATTACGACATTAGCGTCATCTGGTGCAAAAATAATCGCTGGAGTAGTTGTTTTAGGTGTAGAACACTTAATCGCTACTATTTCATCCAGTCAACCCAAACCATTATCAAAAGAAAGTATTCATGAAACTCTTCAAATATTAAACAATAAAATGGCATCATTAGATCTTTTCTTAAAAAGTAATGAAGGAAAGAAAGTATTAAATGATATAAAGGACAAATTGACCACATTATCAAAGGAATTATCAGAAGTTGCAGGTGGACCTTTGAAGATATTAATTGATTCATTATTAGATTTAATGATAAAATCAGGAGAAAAGTTTATATCAAAAGGTTTTAAATTTGGAAAAAATATTTTAAGAATAGTACCCGGTTTAGGTGATGCTTTTATTATAGCCGAAAATCTTGGAACTGTTGTTACATCAGGAACTGAAATATTATCTTCATTTACAAAATCAATAAATATTTTATTTAAATTTCTTGAAACATCTGGTGGAAATTTTACTAATATAACAAAATCTATAAATGAACTTGTGTATTCATTTGGACCAATAATTAAAATATTAAATACAGTTCCAAATACTATTATAAATAATGCATCAAATGCATCAAGTAATATGTTAAAAACTGGACAAAAAGAATTATCTAACCAAATAGAAAATGTAACTAATTCCATTTTAACGGGGTTGGATAATAATACACGTAATCAATCTGCTCAATCTGCTCAATCTGGTGGATCAAGTATTACAAGAAAAAGAAAACCAAGAAAAACACAAAAAAATAGAAAGTATTAAATAAATGTTTATTTCTTACTTTGTTTGCTATTTGTATAATTAATATAACCAACACTTTTTTCAATATTAAATGATGATTTTAAGTGATTTTTTGCTATTTCATAGGCTTTTTTTTCTTTTTCGTTAAAATTTTTAATATATTCTTCCATATTTTTATTATTTTTCATTATTTGATATATAATATTATATAATTTATATATCAATTTTTTAATAAATATATAAAAAAATTGATTATAAATTACTGATCAAAATATAATCATAGATACAATGGAAAACTCTACAGAAAATGTACAATCACAGATCTTCAGATTCAAGTTTAATAGTGAACTTCTTGATAAAATAGAATATTTCTCGAAGTTACATGAACATGATGACAGAAAGACATATAAAGAAGAGTGGAAAAAGTGGGTTGATACAGATGAAATGAGTGAAATTATTACAGCTGAAACTGAACGACTCAATAGACTTGGATATTATGAAAATATTAACAACAAAATGTACCGAAGTTCAAGATATTATTTCAGAAAAAAAAACAACGATGTTAAACCAAGAGCATCTTTTGTTCGTTCATCTTATAATGTCTCTAAGGAATTTATATCTAAGATGAAAACATATATTGAAAATGAAAAGTTATCCAAAGGCTTCAGTCCAAATCACGCATATATTAATTTTATCGAGATAAATAATGACGAATATCAAAACGAAATTCAAAATCTAATAAATAACGGTTTCTCTAATGAAGATGCTATTCATAAAATTAAGAAAACATTTAAGAATCAACATTACCAAACTTTACATCATTAACCATCGTTAAAAAATAAATATAATATTAATTATTTATTTTTTATAATATATTAATTAAATTACTTTCTACTTCTGGATTTCTTTCCCTTTCTAGCCTTCTTTGTTCCCTTTCCCTTTCTAGCCTTCTTTGTTCCCTTTGTCTTACGGGCCTTCTTTGTTGCAGAAGTTGCACTCTTCTTATAACTCTTTGCTGCTAATTTAAGACATTCTTTAAGCGATTTACCAGGATTTGATGCCATAGTACTCTTTACGTGTGCTTGCCAAGCGTTAACCATATAATATATCATTAGATAATATATTTTTTATAGTCATAATTGTTTTTATTAATTTATTTAAAAAAAATTGAAGAGATTTACAATATATTCTAAATATTATATTTAAAATGTTCACCGAATTTCTTTATTTAAAGGACGAACTTATTTCATCATTCATTATATCATTACTATTTGATAATGATATTGATGAACCAATTTTGTACATTTCGGAATTATATCATTCTAAATTATACCAAGATGTTTATGATATTATTTGGCAAACGTACTTTGACTTTTACTATATTACAAACCCAGATCTTGTTGGATTAATTAACAATACTATTGAGAATGATATAAAAAATAAATCTATTCAGAACATTCATTCTATTATTAAACATTTATTTAAACGTGATAAAAGTATCCCCGTCTTTCTCCTACATCAACATATTAAAATTTATGGTACTAAAAATAAATTTACAGCATTTAGAGGTAAAAAACCAGCGTTCTTGGAAAAATACAATTGTATCTCTCATAAAATTTTACAAAGCATCGATAAATTTAATTGGAATAATGTTACACATTTCATTTCAGCCATAAATATTGAAGATATTGATATTATATTTTCTGACACTATGGCATATTTAAATGACAAGAAGAAATATATTACGTTAGACCTAAATATTAATTACACCAATAAAAAACACATACTTTTGTCGCTTATTACTATTAATTTCTGTAAAAACATTTCCGATAAGAAGTCCGTTACATGCGATTTTGATATCGATTATACTCCACCTAATTATGATGTTATACCTAGAAAACTTTTACATCATAACAGAAAAATTACTATACATAATGAGTTGATCGGAGCGTTTGAACTATATAGACATACAATTACGAGAAAAGAACTTGTTGATCTATTGTGGTACAACTGGGAATATTTATGTAAAGATTGTCCTATATGGAAAGAGAGATTTTATGAGTATAATGTTACATTTGACGATGAAAAGAAAAAACCAATATTTATTAATGATGATTTACTTGAAGATTTCTATGAAAAATATAACCTTGAACCTGATGAACAAGGTTCAGATGTTATTGACCCAAGTCATATTGAACTAACCGATATCACATCAAAGAACCTTCTAACCAAAATATTAGAAAAACTTCATTCTACATCAGTTGAAATTCCTAATTCTATGATTGAATTCCTTTCTGATTTTGAAACAAAAAATATTAATAAGTTTATTATATAAAAAAATTGATTTCAATTAAATATATGTTTTTTTATCATAATTTAATCATGGTAAAGAACACTAAAGGTGGTAAAGGTCACAAAAAATTTGGGCGTAAATTTTCGCAGCCAAGTGGCTCAAAAGTTTTGCGTGAAGCATCTGATGAAAGAGAAATATACGCATGTGTTACAAAAGTTCTAGGTAATGGTATGGCACATGTACTTACATATAATAATAAAATTATGTTACTTCACATTAGAAATAAGTTCAGAGGAAGAGGCAAAAGGGATAATACTGTTGCTATAGGTACCTATGTTTTAGTTGGAGAAAGAGATTTTGAAACTATTAAATCTGATAAACTACAAAATTGTGACCTTCTTGAGGTATACAACGAGGGAGAAGTTCAAAGATTAAAAAAAGAATGTCAACATATTAATTGGAATATATTTAAAAATATTGTAAACCCGATATCTAACGATATTAAAGGTTCTGAAGATGTTATATTTGAAGATGTGGATTATGAACAGGAGGAATTAATTAAAAATGAAATTAAAGCAACAACCAATACTGCCGATACTGCCGATAATAAAAATCTCCTTACTATTGGAGATCAAGATATCGATTGGGATGATATTTAATTCATAGCGGTTATCAATTATCTATAAGAAAATGTTAATTTTTCCTATTTTAATTCTTCAACGGTGTAAACATATGCAAAAACCAGTAATTTATTACATCATTTTTTAATTTGTTATTATTACAATAAAATTGTGTTAAATAATTTATGTTATTATATTGTTTATCACTTATCTTTATTATTTTATTTTTATCATAATATTTTTTAAAATTTACATCTATATTACATGCTAATCTTCTATATGCGTTATCATTCATTACATTAAATAGTATTTCATTATTTTTATTATTCAGATTAATATAATACTTAAAATTTATCCTCCCCTTATTTATCAAATTAAATCTTACTATTCTAATTATTCTTCTTAATTTTTCACTATTATCATCAAACTCATATATTTCATTTCTTATTCTAATTATTTCATCTATTACATTTTTTTTATAAATACCTTTGTAATATATATTCCAAATTATATTCTGTAACTCAACCGGTAATCTACTTAATCTATTACTCATTTTGTTTGTAATTATATAAATATTAAAAACAAAATCAATTTTATTTATTCTTTATTATTATTTTTTTTCGTTTTTTTTTGTTTTTTTATTATTGGTGTATATCTTATCTTTTTTGTATTTATATTACATCTGTCCTTTTTTTCCAAAAATAAATATAATGTATTTAAATCTGAAAACATTTGTATTGATGGCATGAAATATATTGTTTCTACTGATTTTATCCTATTCATGTATTTAAATTTATCATGTTTTTCAATATTATTTTTGAAATTTATTAATTCTGACGGTTTCATATCTATATTATATCTTAAAATAGAATCTAATTTGTATTTATTTTTTGATTTATCTTTTATTATTTTTAATAATTCATTTTCAGATAACACATTTTTCTTTATTAATTCCACTTTCTCTTTACTAATATGTTCTATCTTGTTATCCGAATAATATATTGAATATACATTTATATTTATATTGTCTGTATTATAAAATTTTTCATAATTACTTTCTATAAAATCTAATTCATCCAACCATTCTTTTTCTAAAATATCCTCTATTGATTCTACATCACTAATCGACCCTATTTCATCACTATTATCATCATAATTATCACACATAGTGTTACTAGAATAAAAAATTATTATTATTTTATAAATATAACTAATTATCTGTCTGTATCATAATCAGATTCTATATAATCACTTTCATCTTCATCATCATTATCTTCTAATTCATATTGTTTATCAAACTCTTCTAGCCATTTCTCATATTCAGCATGTTCTATCTCAGCTATTGCGAAATCATCTAATTCACCTGTTTCTTCATAATATCTTTCTGATTCTGATTTATTTCGTTGATAAATTTCTTCCACAGCTTTGTTCATTCTTCTATTTAAGTCTTCTTGTTCTTCTCTTTCTAATTGTTCATTCATTTTTTTCCATTCTTCTTCTGTAAATGTTTCTTCCCAACTATTATACCAATCTATCTGATTTCTACTATAGTGTTTTTTTCTATTTGGAATTAGAATTGATGATGCATATTGAGACGCATTAATTATATAATTTTTTATTTTTTTTTCATTTTCATCTGAATATTTATCTAATTTTATCCATTTAGGACCTATCCATACATGACCACGCCAATTTCTTTTATCTCTTAATATTGTATTCCCTTTTTCTTCGTCCTTCTTTTGTTTTATTTTTTCTAGATACTCGCTCTTTAGTTTATTATTTTCACACACAGTTGTAGATGATAAATTAGGAAAATTCTCTTCATTTATTTCACGTTTTTTAGCCTCTTCTTTTATTTTATTTTTTTCTGCTTCTTTAACACTTTGATTTCTTTCATATCGTTTGTCATATCGATTGTCATATCGATTGTCATATCGATTGTCATTTCGATTGTTATATCGATTGTCATTTCGATTGTCATTTCGATTATTGTTTCTTTTGTTTTTATTACGATTATTATATTCCTTCTGGGAATTATTATCCACATTACAACCTCGTTTCCACTCCATTTTTATGTTTTAACAATAAGTTTACTTGTATTATATATAATTATATTTCATTAAATATAAATCAATTTTTTAATTTATAAATAATTAATATCTATATATTTAATATATGTCTATTAATACACTTACCAGAAAATGTAAAACCCAATACCATCAAAAGGTTTCTCATAATACTGTTTTCTCTTTGACTGGTACTCATAGAAATCAAGGTTATGTTGGACAAACTAATTTGTCCAGATCTACCAAAATGACCCCTTTTACTCATTTCGGAGGTCCCAGAGGTCATGGTTCCAAAACAGGAACTACATCTAACGTTTTTAATTCAGGTAAATTATCTACTTGTCATAATGACAGTACTATTAAAAAACCCACTCTTAATACTAAAGGTCTTATCTCTACTAAATATAAATGGAATAAAAGAGGTTATCCATATACTGTTGTTCAACCAGATATTAATAACTCGTTTTTCGATTCATCGTCTAGATATACAAGGGACTTAGCTGCTGCTAGTATTTGTGTTCTTCCAAAAGATGTTTCGAATGTCGATAAATCATGTACTGGAGGTAACTGCTCCAATTTTATTGGAGGAAAAAGGGTTATTCGTACTGTATATAGTAAACAGTTCAATTCATCTGTTTCACAAGGTATGTACATATTTAGAAGAACTAAGAGATGTGCTAATACTTCTCTCGGTAATACCACCGATTCTACGTACCCAGCTAAAATAAATAATGACAGCACAGGATGTTAATATTATATATCAAATTATTTAAAGATTATATATAATATATTTATTATGACTAATAATATGCTTTTGAAAATTTTTATAGATAGCGATGATAATGATCTTATTGATACATATACGAATCATGTTGTTAACCATAATATTAAACGAGAAAATGATGAACCATATGAAGACTCTGGTTTTGATATTTTTGTTCCATCTGATACCACTTTTTTAGCTAATACAACTACTAAGGTTATTAGTTTAATTAAATGCGCGGCTTATATTAATAATCGTCCATGTGGATTTTACGTATATCCTAGATCAAGTATTTCAAAAACACCTCTTAGATTAGCAAATCAAACTGGTATTATTGATGCTGGATATAGAGGCTCTTTGATCGGTATGTTCGATAATATTAGAAATGAAGATTATAATGTTAAAGCAAATACCAGATTACTACAAATATGTGCACCGTCCTTACAACCTATTATAGTCGAGCTTGTTCATTCTGAAGATGATTTAGGTATGACTAATCGGGGAACAGGTGGTTTTGGTTCTACTGGAACAGGTGGTTTTAATTCTACTGGCTCTATGGATGCATTTACTACATTTCTAAATAATCAGAATAATGGTATTGGTTATATGGATATCGCTAGACAAATGGACTCTATATTTATGAATAATTTTACTGGTAATGATTCATATATGAACAATAATACTAACATTATTGATGATTTAAATAATAATTATTCTAATATGAATATTACAGATGAAGATATCGATACTGATATCTTAGATATCCAATCTGTTGACTAATTTGAAAAATGTTGGTTGTTTTTATATTTTTCTTCGTACAACCTCATACTTATCTAAAAAAAATTGATTTGTTTTATAACTTAATACATAATTTATAAAACTTAACAACACAAAGCACACACAAGATGCAATACTACGACGAACAACCCCTTCACATGCCTCCTATGGTTGAGGCACCATATGGTTTTGGTATCATGCAACCCTATTATGGTCCTCAATACGGGTTTAACGAACCACCTTCATACGTCATCACACTTCCACGATGCAAGGTTTGTCAAGATGCTGGGAAATCACCAAAAGAGTTCCATAGTCACTGGGTTCGAGAATCTAAAGACCCTAACTCACGCGTTACTTGTCCAACACTTCTTTCTCTTTCTTGTAATTACTGCAGGAAAAAAGGGCATACTATTAAGTACTGCCATCGTTTGAAGAACAAGGGACTTCGTTACGCTGGCACAAAACACTACATGCATACGCGTACTCATACGCATACTTCAGAACCCGAAGAAGGCGAGGATTTCGAAGATATCGACACCAACACTATGTCTACTCTGTCAAATATGACAGATGTCGACGACAACAACGACTGGTAAAAAAAAGGTAAGTAATACACAATTTAGATTTGTTTTGTAATTTAATTTAACTACTTTTTTAATCCAATTTATTATCAATCCAATTTATTATCAATAAATTTTATTAATTCATCTTCGGTAATTTTATTTTTTTTTAAACGTCTATAATATTGTACTTTTCCTATCGGTACCGTTACTTCTAGACATTCACCGTCAAATATTTCTTTAAATGTTATTTCTTCTAATTCCCGCCATCTTCGTCTATATGTTAGTTTTTTGTTATCCTTTTCTATCATGTAATAATCTTTCTTATTTACCATAAAATTCTCTAACACAGACAATAAAGACATATATTTTCTTACTATTTAAGATAAAAAATACAATTCAATTTTTTTCATTTTTATCTACTTATATTGATATTATTTTTTATTATTATATTTTTATTTTATCCATAACGTTCACGCATTTCAGAGTAACTCATTTCACCTGTCGTTATACCTCTAGTCATATAATTAACCGCTTCATCTATTCCTTTCGATGCCCATACATCACATGCTTCTTTATTATAATTATCCATTTTATCATATGTTTTAAAAAGAGTTCTTCCTTCACCTTTTATATCTATACTAATATCATCATTACTAATATCATCATTATCTTTAAAATACAAACCTGTTTCTATATCATTTATTGGATATCTTTGAAGCATGTATTGACAATTACGCATCGTTAATGCTGCAGAACAACCACTATGTCCATCACTCATTACTTTCTCTGAATTCATTATATCATTCATTTTGCTTCCACCAGAAAACATAAATCCATTTTTACCATCAAAATCACGAACATAATCTATATATATTTTTCCAAAAGATAATATTGTTGACATCATATTTTTCAACATACTATGCGTATTATCATCTAAGTTTTCGAGGAATTGCATCACTGTTTCTGGCATTCTTTTACTTATAAATATTTATTAAAATGCTAATCAATTTTTTTTAAAAATTGCGAAAATATAAAACTATTAATATCAATATAAAATATAAACTTATTTCTTTGTTGTATAATCTAATTATTGAATTTATTACTATTACAAAAGCTAAATACGCAATCATCGTATTACACCTATTCATACATGACATCTTATCTGTTCCATATAAAAATATACTTGGAGGACCATACCATGATTTCGCGTCATTAAGTAATGATCTTTCTGTTTTTGTAAATATACAACCGTTATAATAATAATGCATACATACCAATAATAAATAGAATCCACTACATATATAATAATATATATCTATGTCGCCAAAAAATATATACCATATTGTGCATGTTAATAATAAATAATGAAAAAGTACCAGAATTAATCCAGCATATTCACGTTTTTTTGTAAAATGTAAAAAAATATTTTCTATTCGTTTTATTGACAATTTTGTAATTTCTTTTCTTTTTTCTAATTCAAACATATAATATAAATATCTATTTTATATTATATTTGTAATTTTAATTTATATTTACTACTTTATACCTCCTCTATCTTTACAATACCACTTTTTACATCCTCTATTTTGTCTGGATCTACGTCATTATACTGTACTCTTCTCGTTAAAAATGCTGAATAAAAAATTGTCGGCTCTGTATTGATTATTTCATATACATTTGATAGTTTTGAAGTCATAAATAGTATGTTTGTTAAAAATACTGTTAGCGTCTTCATATCTAAAAAATTATTGAATACTACTATACCACTTACTACTGAATTTATACCAAATAAACCTAATGAAACATAACCATATTTACCATACTTTGATTCTAAATATCGTAATGATTCCTGTCTTTCTATTGATAATTGTTTTAATGATTCCTTTACGCTATCAGCGTCTCTAGCTTTATATTGATTACACTCTAAATAAGATATCATCTTAAACTCTCTTCGTGTCTCGTAATAATACATACCTGTTAGAGAACATAATGTTAATATATTAAGTAATAACCCCGCTAAGGAAATACCATCGGTTGAGTTGTTGATATTATCACTTATAGAACAAGATTCTCCGTTACAATTTTGAGGAACAAAAATTACCAATAAACAACCCATTAATACACGATATATTTCTAAAATTAATGACAACGCTGCATTTATCTGCTGTTTTCTATCTTGTGTTATTTCTTCTTCATCTTCATCTGTTAGATCAATTATTTCTTTGTTTTCTTCCTTTTTCGTTAACATTTCGGATGTTATATCAATAACTTCATCATCACTATTATTATCTACGTCTTCTTTTACTTCCTCTTTTACTTCTTCTTTTACTTCCTCTTTTACTTCCTCTTTTACTTCCTCTTTTACTTCCTTTTTTACTTCCTCTTTTACTTCCTCTTTTACTTCCTCCTTTACTTCCTCTTTTACTTCCTCCTTTACTTCCTCTTTTACTTCCTCTTCTTCAACTTTTACAATTTTTACATTCCAATTACCATTTTCGTCTTGTTTAACTACAAATGGTTTTTTCTTTTCATCTTTAACTTCTTCCTCTTCCTCTTTTACTTCCCTTTTTACCTGTTGTTCATCTATTATAAGTTGGGTTTTTTTCGTTTCTGATATTAGGCGTTCTGACTTTGCAACTTCCGCTGCTATAATATGATCAACATTTTCAACTGTAACATTCTTCTCTATATCATTACTTTGATTTACTTCTTTAAATATTTCACCCTCTAATTTCTCAGATTTATTGTCTAAATCCATTATAATATATAGTAAAAAAATGTTTTTATATTTTACAACAATAAACTATTTAATTTAACGGGTTTCTACACATCGGACAACTGGGGGTATATGACGTTAATATCGCACGGGTGAAACAAGTTGTACAAAACAAGTGCCCACAATTAGTGGTAGTGGTACGGGTGTCTTCTGTAAAGGCCTCCATACAGATCGCACAACTGTCTTTCTCTTCCACCATTCTACATTGTATGGCAGGCACTTTTAAACCAAATCTTGCTCTGCGCTGGTCTTTATAGTGCAACACTAGATATTGTATCAGTTTTCCTTTTGTTGCTTTTGTTAAACCATTCAAAAGCAACTGTAAAGAATGAGATTTCCGATTGCGAGGAACATCATTATATACTGGGACAACAACGTCTCTATTTATATATTTTGTATTTACAAAACTACGAGGATAACTTCGTACCACATTACCATCGTCTGCTGCTCCATCTACTTTTTGCCTGATGTACATAACCATCCTTTTTAACGTACCTTTGTCTATGTTTTTCAGGTTGGGCATCTCCCCCTGAACCAATCCAATTATCACAGGCATATTACTGCGACAGTAATACGAATGATGAGTGTTGCTGTTGCAAAACTCACACGACATCTTTTGGGAACTCTTGGTATTGGACATTTTAATTTACTACTCAGATAAGTATTCAATACAAATCATTTTTTTTTAATAACTTACCTGTTATTTTCCCGTAATTAAAATATAAAAAAAAAGACTGTGCGTCCACAGCCACAGGGTTTTTCATATTTAATTCTTTTGTTTCGAAGTGAAAACTCTGTTTCAAAAACCAACATAGCATCAAGCATCTTTAAAATATATTACATTTACTCTGATACATGGTGGCCAAACCCTATAACAGAATAAACGCAAGACATCTTAGTTATATGCCCCCCAACACCCTTACAATAACTGAATATTGCTTTAATTAATAAATTTCGATTGCAATCAAAATTCATTAATTAATATATTTCAAAGGGTGCTGTTTTGTGTTACTTTTGACAACCGGTTAAGGCCATCAATTCTACCACACAACTAGTAGCCTCACTCTCTCACCCTGTGTGAGGTTCAGGGAAATTTTTATTTTTATTTTTTTAATTAATTTTTATTTTTTAATTCTTCTTATTTGCGATTCTAGTTGAACGACGAATATTAGCTGCCTTCAACGCCGCCTCCTGCTTCACAGCAAGTCTTTCACTTGCTCTTCTCTTTCTAGTAGCCTCTCTCTCAATCTTCTTCTCGGCACGTACCTTCAACATAAGAAGAGCCTCAGCAGCCAACTTCTCATTTTCAAGCTGTTCCTCCTCCTTCTCAACCTCGCGACGCTTTCTTATCATTTCATTAAGATTTGTACGATAACTCTTCTCAATTTCACGATGTTCATCCTCCCAAGCAGACATGTTGTGAGGATAGAACGCTTTGCGAACAAAATACGTATCATGTTCTTTCAAAGCCTTCTTCATCTCACGCCAGTATGTGCGCTCCTCAAGGTTCATTTCTGTGTTCATCATTTGTTTAGTACTCATATTGCTCATTTTAATTTACTACTCAGATAAGTATTCAATACAAATCAATTTTTTTTGAATAACTTTTGTATTTTACACATTTAAAACATGCAAATATCAGTATGAATAATCATCATAGTAAGCTTGAATAACTAATTTTCTTTCAACATTATTATATTATTATAAATTATTATATCTTTTTTATTAGATGCATTCTATATTACCTAAAATTGTTACATGTTATATTTAATATTTCATGCTTTATCGATGCTATTCTATTTAAACTTTTAACTCTTTGTAATTCACTCGTTACTTTTTCTAATTCTTTTTTTATATTGTCTAGTTCTTTCAAATAATTATTTAATTTTTCATTTCTTTTTTTACTTAACTCTGTATGTATTTGTTTAATTAAATTGTTGTTATTCTTTTGTATCGGTATTGCGTTTCTCCTATAAAATATCGGTTTTTTCTTTCCTAATATATTTATATTTATTTCATCATCTTTTTTCATAATTATATTATTATCCCTATTTTATATCTATATTATTTTTTAATACTACTTATCTAGAGAGTAATGATTCAAGAATTATTCACATCAGTTTTTCAAAAAAAATTGATTTATTATTTGGGATTTACATATATCAAATACTTACCAACGTTTTATATTAATTATGAACTTATTCATACTTTCTCTTTCGGTTACTGAATGTGCACAATTCATGTTTGATAAACATGTTTCTAAAATTATTCTAGAAGCTGCACAAATGTTATGTACTGCTGTTAACACCATTCACCCTGACCATAATTTAAATACATATCGCTCTTGTCACCTCAACCATCCTGTTTCTATATGGGTTAGAACATCCCTTGATAATTTCTTATGGACAATTGACTTAGTTGAAGCTATGCATAATGAATGGAAATACAGAAATGATTACCCTCCATCCAAACTACATAAATCATATGAAATGGCCATGTACTTGAAAAATAACCTTCCACCCCCAGATAAATTTGAAAAAAAAGGACTCACTCCTTTCGCACAAGCAATGCCCGATCAATTTAAAGACTCAGACCCTGTTATCGCTTACAGAAAATATTATCAATTTGATGAACACAAAAGAAAAATTGCTACTTGGAAAAAAAGAAATAGGCCCGATTGGTATAGTTAGATTATTATTGTAATATTATATTAAAAATAATATTAATCATTCAATTATATTATTTTTATTACTATTTATCGCGATAAAAATTATTTTCTTACATTTCTCTTACTTTTTCTTTTTACCCTTCTCTTACTTTTTCTTTTTACCCTTCTCTTACTTGTTCTTTTTACCCTTCTTTTTTGTGTTTTTCTCTTGTTACGACGTGTTTTTCTTTTTTTTCCTCCTATTTTAGGTGTAGTATTCATTATATCATTCACTAATTTATAAAATTCTTTCATTACATCACTAGCTTCTGCACTAGCTTCTGCAAGTGGGTTATACTCTGGATCTTGCATTTTAATATACACCAATAATGTTATCAATACATCATATTTTGAATCATGAAGATTATCCTCATTAATTTCTATATTATAAAGTTTTTTAAACAACTCTATTAGTTTTGGGGGTTTATAAACTGGTCTTTCTTCTTCTATCATTTCTCCTTCTTTTTCTACTTTTACTATATTAATCCATGGCTCTAAAACAAATTTTCCTTCTTGATCTTTAATATAGTTACCATCATTTCCTTTTCTTCTCTTCATTTGTTGTATTTTACATACATTCACTCCATTTTTCATCGTACATACTTTATTTAAATTATCATAACTTAGATATTCCGCATTCTCATTTCCAGTTCGCTTAGCGGAAGATATCATCATAAGTATGTCAAAATCTATATTATGTCCAACTACTGATTTACATTCTTTTACATCGTTTAAAAATTCAGTAACCATATCATCAAGATTTTTTTTATCATTACTTTCTTCTAATCTTTTTAAATTATTTTCTAATATAGTTGCTCCACGGTTGTTATTATTATTTTTTTCGTTAGTTATTTTGTTAAGTAATCTTCTCTTCGTTTCATCATCCAAATTAACATAATTATCATATATTTTTTCTACTTGATTGTTGCCTAAATTATAAATAAAATAAGTTAGTTGCATAAGTTCAGGAAATTTTTGTAAATTGTTCGCCCAACTATCTTCATCAAACGCAAGAAGTTTATTATACAGTTCATTTTTTTGTTTATAATTTAAATGATCAAGCTCTGGTAAACCACTTGTTTCTGTGTCGAATATTAATATCTTATTATCCATTATTTTTTATATATTATACGTATAAATTATTTTATTTATTGAATTATGTTATTTTAATTACAAATACCTTTTTTGAAAATCATTTTAAATAATCGATTGTGCAATTCATATAATTGAATAAGCGAATATCTTTATAATAATATAATTCAATAAATTATATTATTTTTTTTCGACAACTGTAGGATTCGAACCTACGCGCCCAAAGGGCAATGCCTTAGCAGGGCACCGCGTTAACCACTCCGCCAAGTTGCCAATAGGAATATATTAATACTGAAAAAATATCCAAATTAATTTTTACGTCTTGATTTACTTTGTTTTCTAGACTTTACATATTTTCACATATTTAAAACGCCTATTTTAAATTTTTCTAATATTTTTTTCTAATATTATATATAATAATGGTTCTTGCAAAAGATTTGATAGTAGGAAAATCCTATATTTATATACCATTATATGGGGAATCGAAAAACATGGGTAAATTATTGAAAAAGGGGGAATATGAACTCGTTGGCACAGGCACCAGCTCCATGCAATACAAATTACCCCTTACATTTGAAAAAGAAAAAATTGATGTATTTTGGGATGATGAATTTAGAGAAGTTAAAACTACGTCTGGTGGAAAACGCAAGACGCGTCGCAATCGAAAAAGCAAGAAATTAAGAAAAAGTAAATCCAGAAAAAATCGCAAAAAATCAAATCGTCGTCGTTAATTTAATTCGGTCATAATTTTTCTGAATATCAAACATAGAGATAATATATAAAATATAATATTTTTATATATATTATCATTTGTATAATTAAGTAATACGTATATTCAGATCATTATGACCTTGTAAACGACAACTGCAGGACTCGAACCTGCGTGGGCATAGCCCAACGGATTTCAAGTCCGTCTCCTTAACCACTCGGACAAATTGTCGTTAGTAATAAAGTAATAAAGTAATAAAGTTATTTAATTATGTTTACAATATAAATAACGCTCCGTATAGGGTTCGAACCTATGACCTCCCGATTAACAGTCGGATGCTCTAACCAACTGAGCTAACAGAGCTATGGGTAGTTTTACGACATCCCGGTCGGTCTTAAGCCCCCCTTCTCCCCATATCACGCTTAAGACTGTGAGACGCCGTTGTTGGGGTATCGTCCCTCCATTTCCTCTTTTGTATTAAGCCCCACATCCTCGCTTAATACTGTGAAACACCTATTCACACCAATTCTATATCCCGTCAGTATCACACCATCATTCGGGTATATGTTTCTCCATATCCACATTAATTCAACACCCATGCTACACCCATGTCTTAAGCCCCCTTCTCCCCATATCACGCTTAAAACTGTGAGACGCCATTGTTGGGGTATCGTCCCTCCATTTCCCTGAGGTGACTTCACTTGTTTATTTCAACAAGTTGGGCGTCACCTCATGCCCACCACCCTATGAGGGACTCGAACCCTCGACCACACGCTTAAAAGGCGTGCGCTCTACCGACTGAGCTAACAGGGTTATTATTATAGGCCCCCACAGCTCGCCTATAACTGGATGGTACCATTTGAGCCCTATACAACAGAAATATAATCGATTAAAAATTTGTATACACTCTATACCACTTACCTCTGGTCGATTTCTCACCCAGAACGACCAACTGGGACATATCGGGAGAATGTTTCGATCATTCGACCTTCTGGTTATGAGCCAGACACGCTTCCTCTGCGCCACCCCGATAAAAGCTCTCACTGGGATTCGAACCCAGGTTTGCGGATTCAAAGTCCACAGTGATAACCACTACACTATGAGAGCATACACCCTATGCAGGACTCGAACCTGCAATCTCACGATTAGAAGTCGTACGCGCTGTCCAATTACGCCAATAGGGCTTTTGGTTCCCATACCGGGAATCGAACCCGGAGCTAAGCCTTGAAAGGGCCTTATGTTAACCATTACACTATATGGGATATGCGTTGAGTGGGGTTCGAACCCACGCAGCTTACGCTACCAGATCTTAAGTCTGGCTCCTTAGACCACTCGGACATCAACGCTTAGGGATTTTTATGTGTCCCACCACATATGATCTAATGCGGGCTCGAACCGCAGACCTTCGGCTCATAAGACCGATGCTCTAACCAACTGAGCTATAAGATCATGTTAGTTGGTGCTTTTGACGCACCTATAGTATGTACCATCATTTCCCTTTATAAATACTGTTTTAATAAAAAAATATTTTTTATTTCGTCCGTTACAAACCGTTACACATCTACTTATTATATACACATACACATAATATATACACTTATAATATAATATTATATATTATATTATCACACATATACACCCTACCCCTACCCAATATATAGTCTTACGTTGTCTTTAACTACATTTATTATATATATTAATTAAAATTGATTACTTAATTATTTTTCATATTTATTTAAAATTAATATGGAATTTATTATCGTTTTCGGTTCTCTTATCGTCGTAATTATGGCTAAATCTATTTTTATGCCAAATAACTCTAGAGTTCACCCTACTTAAATCCTTTGTAATTTATTATTTAATTTGTTATTTAAATAAAATTGATTTCTATTTACTTTTTAAACTACTTATAAATATAATGACATATATACCATGAAGGTTCTTGTCTTTGATACTGAGACTACTGGGACTATCCCAAAATTATATCTACCCATCCACAAAATGCCATATATCGTTCAACTCGCATTCATGGTTTACGATACTAAAACAAACAATATTATTACTAACTTTAATCAAATTATCAAAATACCTGAACATGTCTCCATTCCATCAGAAGCTTCGAATGTTCACAGAATTTACAAAAAAGACTGTCAGGAAAAAGGTATCGATATTAAAGACGCATTATCACAGTTTAAAGACGCTTATTCTAAAGTTGATTTAGTTGTCGCACATAATATCGTTTTTGATAACAGAATGATTATGTTTGAATGTGAGCGCACCAATATCGATTGTTTTCTTATAGAAGAAATATCTTTCTGTACCATGAAAAACTCTACCAAAATTACTAACATTATCGCTACGAATTCAAAAGGACAACAATACATCAAAAGTCCTAAGCTTTCGGAATTACATCAACATTTCTTCGGATTTGTTCCGAAAGATTTACACGACGCATTTATTGACTTACTTGTATGTTTAAGATGCTTCTGTAAATTAATGACTAATCCCATCGATGTATGCGAACATAATGAATATATTTCTACTATATTCCAAAAAATAAAATAAATATTTTATACTATATCTTCGAAATTCTTATTTCTAAAAGGAATAATTGAGATGCCCGTATATGTTGTATTATCTGATAAATCTGTATTATTATTTGATAAATTTGTATCTTTTTTATAATTAGAAAATGGATAATAAGAAATTTTTTCATTTATACTTTCAACATCACTTATAATTTCAACATCATTTGTACTTAAATCGCTTGTATTGATATCACTTATACTTAAATCGCTTGTGTTGATATCACTAATGCTGGTTGAATTAATTGTTTCTACATCACTTATATTGGAATCATTATTGGAATCATTATTGGAATCATTATTGAAATCATTATTGAAATCATTATTGAAATCATTATTGAAATCATTATTGAAATCATTATTGGAATCATTATTATTATCTATATCTAAATTCATTATCTTATGATTTTTTAATGAATTGTGTATTTTCCATCGAATATTGTCTATTTTATCTATAATAATTGATCTTTTATGTACAACATCATTTTCAGGAGTAACTCGAATTGAAGGATGAACATAATAAACATATAAAAAACATGGTATTACAATACATAACAACAATATTATTAATGTAATAATTAATAGAAATATTAATTTATTATCATTATTATCTTTTTGTATGTTGTTGTTTTTAATAACTTCATCGGAAGGTAAACCAGTTGGAAATTTTGATAAAAACATACTCGGTTGAGATGTTGGTTGACCACTTGGTTGACTACTTGGTTGAGTTGTTGGTTGGCCAGATGGATTTCTTGTTGGTTGCCCACTCGGTTGCCCACTCGGTTGTCCACTTGGTTGTGAACTTGGTTGAGATGTTGGTTGTGATGAAGGTTGTCCACTTGGTTGTGAACTTGGTTGACCTGATGGAATAGAAGATGGTTGAGACGTTGGTTGAGATGTTGGCTGAGACGTTGGTTGACCTGTTGGCTGAGATGTTGGCTGAGACGAAGGTTGTCCTGATGGAATAGATGTTGGTTGAGACGTCGGTTGAGCTGTAGGTTGGCTCGTCGGCTGAGATGTTGGCTGAGATGTTGGTTGACCCGA